AGAATATTCTATAATTTATCTGAAATTACTCTTAAAGAAGTTATTCAAACATCTTTAGGTGATAATATAGGTGAACAGATTATGAAATATTACGAAAAACGTGTAGCTTTATTCGCTCATAATTATACAGAAGGTGGTGATTACTATAATAAGTTGCCGTCGGGATACAGAAGAAATAGTGAAACAATAGATTAATATACAGTAGGTAAGAGAATTGAGTACACTCTTTTAAGAACGTGATTCCAGGCGATACTGCCAAACCACATGTGCGCCTACTATATATATAACTAAAACAACTAAAAATTATGGGTAAAATGAAAGAATTAGCTATCAAAATAGCTGAAGAAAATATAGAAAGTCTGTATAGAGATGCAAATGCAGAAAAGTTGTTTATTCAAGCAACAAACGAAGAACAGCAACAACGCGTTATATACGAAGAACAACTATTAGAACAACAGATAGATGAAGACAGGCAAAAAAACAAGTAAACCAAAAATGGTTTCAGATAATATTGATGTTTTACAATTTGGTAAATCAGGATTAGCAGGTGGTTATTACAGTAGTAGTAACAACAAGCAAATAAAAGCATCATCAAGTTATTCACACATTTTAAATGGTAGAAAAATTAAGTAATGACTGAAAAAGAAATCATTAAAGAACTTGTAACTATGCTAGACGCTGTCCAAATAGACATTTCTAGTATGGGTTACAAAAAGTGGAAGAAATACGAACAAGCACTAGATGCTGCAGATAAATTATTAAACAATGACTAGACAAGAATTTTTACACAACGGAGGGTTAGACTTTACCGTTGAGAAAGTGCCTGTACATACATATGATGTGCTACATGCAGACGATTATAACAAAACACCATTCTATGCTACAGTGAATGTAAATTCAGGTGAAGCATTAGGTACGGTGAAAAGTAAATACACTGTTAAACAAAACAGCGAGTTGTTAGATTATATATTAGAAAAGATTGGTGACGGTAATTACGACTTAGCTGAATCTAAGTGTGGACATTTTAGCCATGGCCGTAAGGTATACTTCTATATAAAGACAACATATACAGCTGACTGGGGTCAGGAACAGGCAGATACATTTGTGTATGGATTATCATCACATGATGGTAGTCAAAAGCTAGTGTTCGGTGTATGTAATAAGATACACAGTTGTAGTAATATGTTTGGAGTTCTTATGAATGACAAAGATAAAGCTCATATTGTTAAACATACCAAAGCTATATCAAGTATCGAAGGTAGTAACACACTAGAAGATATGATTAATAGCAATATACGTGGTATAGCTAACCTTATGAAGAAGATGCAAGGTCATAGGTTATCAATGGAAAGTCCAATAGTATCTGGAGTTATGGATATTGTTGCTGACTCTAAAGGTAAAGTATTACGTACACCTTACTACACTAGACGTAAGCTAGTAGAAGAATCAGTTTTATCTGAAATGCAATCTAAAGGTAATACATACTACGGTTTGTTTAACGGTATGACTCACTATATTACACACAACATGGAGTCTGATGACAACGTGATGAACAGTATTGTAGGTAAGGGTAGCGAAATATCCAAGAAAGTTGTTCAAAAGATTGTTAAGCACATGAAAGATAATGGATGCTTAAACTAACAACGTCTATAAACGCATTATTGTGTACGTATGAAGATACAGACATAGACATAAACCTTATATCTTACTTAGTGCTAGATTACCATATCTCAACGAGCCTTCACGAGATACGGCATCCTGCAATAGGTAAGGTGTATGGGTTTTGTGATGAACAGTTAGACTTATGTTACCTAGAGCTTGAATATAATGGCTACATCGAAATCAAAGGTGAGTTCATTGCATTTAGAAACAAAGCAAAAAAGTTGCTTAACAAGAAAGGGGTACGTATGACAACACCAGAACGTATAAGACTAGAAAATACTTTTGAAGAATTTTGGCTTAAGTATCCTATCAAAGTTGGTAAGAAAAAAGCCATGTTTGAATGGAAAAGATTACGTCCTGATGAATCGTTAGTTAGTAAAATTATGAAGTCTATTAATGCACAGTTAGAATACAAGGTAAGAGAAGAACGTAGAGGTTCTTTTGTACCTAGATTACCTGACGCAGAGAGATGGATTAAACATGAACGTTATAATGATGAATTTGTAGCAGGTCAAAACTACATCAGTACTAATACTAAACCTCAAAGAGATGAACGGTAATATAGAGCAAATCCTTATTAGTAAGCTTATACATAAAAAGGCTGACTATTATGAGTACAATGAACAACTTATACCAGAGTTATTTACTGACCCGATATGTCGTGAAATATTTGTATGGCTAGATGCAGAGTATCAAAATGGTAGAAAGTTTGACTTACTAAAAGCTTGTACAGAGATTAAAGGTGTAGATAACATAGCATTCCATGTAGCTGCTTGCTCAGACAGTGGTATAAGTTACATGCACGAGACTCTAACCTGTATTATGCACCTTAAAAACGACCATAAAAAATCTGTGGTTAAATCTTTATGCCAAGAAGTACTGTATAGTATAGACAATAAAGACGTAGATGATAATATATCTATTATAGAAAAGTCTTTGCTTGATGTCAATAAATCAGATGTAGGTTCTATAGTAGAAATATCTCAGCACTTGCGTGATACTATAGCGATTATAGAAAAGAACTCACTATCATCAGGTATAAGTGGTATAACATCAGGATTTGATTCTATCGATAGGTTTACAGGTGGTTGGCAACCTCAAGACCTTATTATAGTCGGTGGTGCATCATCTATGGGTAAGACATCCTTTGCATTGGCTTTATCGTCAAATGCTGCTAGAGCAGGCCATAATAGCGTTATATTCTCTTACGAGATGTCTAGTACTCAGCTCATGTCGAGAATACTAAGTTGCGAAACTATGATTGACAATCGCTACCTTATAAAAGGTACGTTAACAAATGACGAGTGGAATACTATACATAAAGCCACTGGTAGTATAGAGAAGTTACCTTTGTATATAGACGACTGTAAAAGTACTAGTCTTCGCTACTTGCTTAATAAAATTAGGCAATATGTTATTACTAAGGGTGTTAAGCTTGTAATGATAGATTATCTCCAGCTTGTGAGCAACATGCTTAAAGGAAGAAGCAGGGAGCAAGAGGTATCTGTCATTGCACGCTCCCTTAAAAATATAGCTAAAGAGCTTGATATTACAGTTATTGCTTTATCACAACTATCAAGAGGTGTGGAACGTAATGAAGGGTGCAGGCCGATGCTATCTAATCTAAGAGAATCAGGTGAGATAGAGCAGGCTGCAGATGCAGTAGTCTTTGTATACAGACCAGAATATTACGGTTTTAATGCAGATGACCAAGGCAAAAGCACAGAAGGAAGAGCAGAAATTATATTTGCAAAGGGTAGAAATATTGGTATAGGAAGCAAATGGTTGAAGTGGACAAACTACTTAACAAAATTTGACGAAATAGAAGATATTTACTAATACACTTTGTTAATAACAAATATTTTTGTATCTTTACCTACATGAAAAACTCAAAGGATATAGTTGATAAAATCAACGACACACTACCTTTCAGCAAAGAAACTATACGTTCTGTTGTTAACAAAACATTTAGTGAATTGAAAGAAAGAATCAGTAAAGGAGACAAAGTTATGCTAAGAGGTTTTGTAAAATTTGTAAGTTCATCTAACAAAAAGAGCAAAACCTATAGCATAGAACAAATCAAACAACTAAAGACAAAAAACAAATGAAACCTAACATTATTGTAGTAGGAAAGAGTGGCTCAGGTAAGTCATCATCCTTAAGAAATCTTAACCCAGAAACAACAGCAGTTTTAAATATAGAGCGTAAGCAATTACCATTTAAAGGTGCTATGAAATTTAAAAACGTAGGTATCCCTGATTTAAACACGTTTAATGCAGCGTTTAAAAAAGCTGTAGAATCTACAGACATTGATACTATCGTAATAGAATCATTCACATCTTTAGTAGAGATGATATACAGAGAAGCAGACATTAGGTTTAAGGGCTTTGACGTGTGGTCGTTTTATAATAAAGAGATAGATAGAATCTTAAACATGAGTAAGAACAGTGATAAGTACATAGTGTTCTTAGCTATCGATGGTGCTTATGACGGAGAAGACGGTGTGCAAGAAAGATTTGTAGCTGTTGACGGTAACAGGTGGAAGAAAAGAGTAGAAAAAGAATTTGTATTGTGTTTATATACCGACAACTATTATGGTGAAGGCCAAACTAAGTTTCAGTTTAGAACACAATCAAATGGTAAAGACTCAGCAAAAAGTCCTATGGAAATGTTTGATGAGTTGATGATACCAAATGACCTAGCATTGGTTATAGATAAATGCGAAGAGTATTATAGTTAATTATAAACCAAACAACAAAAAAAATGTTTGAAAATTTAAATGACGTAGAAGTTAGTAAAACTACTAATTACCTACAAGCAGGAGTGCACAAAGTAAGAGTAATGGAAGTTAAATCTTCTAAACAAAGAGAAGGTTACACGGGTATGCCTTACACAGAGTTCAAGGTTCAGAACCAACAAGGTATTGCATATCTTAAAATGTCTGGAGCTGATGCTACAACGTCTGAAGCTGCAGTAGCTATACGTAAAAAGATATTTGCAGGC